AAGGCGAGATGGCATCAATCCAGCGGATCAAGGTCCCGAACACGTACAAGGTGATCGAGGCAGCTGCCGACCGGCTGGCCGACCAGATCAGCCGCGAGGCGGTGTTGTTCAGCCGGTCGCAGCTCAACTGGGATGCCACCGCCCGGAATATGGCCGGCCTACTTAAGTACATGCGCCGGAAGATCGATGCGGGCATGATGTGGTCCGGGCTGAGCGCGGCACTGAGCCTGGGAGCCAGCAATGTTGCTGGGACCTGGACGGAGGGCATCACGCAGGACGATTACGCCGAGCTTGTGCGGCTGATCGGCGTGGCGAAGCGGATCGTCAGAAATCGGTTCTATCAGCCGACCAGCATTCTGTGCTCCGTGACGAGGGCTGAGGACCTATCGAACTGGACCGGGTTCAGCCGGATCGGCTTTGAAAATGCGATCCTCAATGCCACGGGCTATGCTGGCAATATCAAGGGCCTGCCAATCTTTGCCAGCACTGAGTGGCCGGATGAATGGATGCTGATTCACAACCGGCAACTTGTGCAGCACATGGTGTTCCAGCCCGTCACCATCAAGGGTCCATTCCCCACCTACGATTCGGAAGGCTTGCTGGTCGCTGCCGACCAGTTCTATGCCGAGGAGTTCAACGACACCGAAGCGCTTGTGCCTGAGAAGGGTGCGCTGATCGAGGTGGCGGAAGGATCGTAAGAGCCGTTGATAGTTGACGGTTGACCGATGTCAGAATCCCCCAGCCCGCCGGTCGCGGATCGTCGGGCTGGGGCAAGGAGTAGGAGATGGCTGATTTTATATTCAACATTGCGAAGGGACGTGTAGCGGAGTACGCAAACCGCGTCAAGCAGAACGACCCAAGCACGGCACGTCTGGTGATCGTGCCTCTTGAGGCGAGCGGACTGGAGGCTCAGTCTGCGCTGGAGGATTCGGTCAGCATGGCGGAGGTGCTCGATGGGGCCACCAACGAACAGACCACGATGGGCCGGAAGTATCTTACGGATGCGGAAGCCATCGTCGTCACGCCGGATTACACCAACAACAGACTGGACGTCGACATCCCGGACATCACATGGAGCGGAGCGACCGGGAACGCGCTGGGGGCGCTGGTGGTTGGATACGACCCAAATACCTCGGCCGATTCAGCCATCATACCGCTGACCCACCATACGTTCGCCGTGACGCCTGACGGATCCGACATTGTCGCCCAGATCGCGGCTGCGGGGTTCTTCCGGGCAACGTAGTTCGCTATGGCTGTAAACCTGCAGCAGACCCATTTCCGCTTTGGCATCGACGAGCTGGCCGAATCGACGCATGGCTGGTATGCCGCCGAAGATGCCAACCCAACCCATACATGGGGCTTTGCTACCGTCTTCCTACTTCGGTTCACGGAACAGGAGAACGGTGGCACGGCCATCAGTAATGTCGATGCCCAGCTGCAGTACAAGAAGAACGCGGGAGCCTGGACCAATGTCACTACAACTTCATCCGTCGTGAAGGCTGTGGCGGCGGCTGCACTAACCAACGGCGGAGACTGCACCAAGCGGCTATCGGGCACGGGTACGTTTGAGGCATCGGCCGCCGGTCAGTGCGAGGACGGTCTCTCTGGCGGCAACTCGAACGACATCATCGCCAGCGGCAACTCAGAGACGGAATACGGTCTTCAGTTCGTGACGGCTGACCTCGCCAACGGCGACGTGGTGTACTTCCAGATCACCAGCCCGGACACCACGATCACCTACACCGTCTACCCCGCCATAACGATCGTCAAGCAGACCACCATCGCTGCTGCCCAGGCGACCGAAACCGACGCGGGTCAGACTGTCTTAAAGGTGAAATACCGGGCGGCAACCCAGGCCTCCGAGGCCGACGCAGTCCAAGCCGTCACTGCCCTGAGGGTGAGGTATGTGGCGATAGGGCAATCCGTTGAGGCCGAGGCGAGCCTATCAGCGGCAACCCGGAAGATGAAGGGAATCCTGCAGCCCTTAGAGGGAGAACTATCACAGGCATTTGCATCCGCAAAGCAATGCGCGACGCTGCAGGCCGGCGAGACCGAGTTATCGCAGCCGGTGCTCGCGGTCAAGCACCTGGCATTGGCACAAGTTGCGGAGACCGACGCCACTCAGGCTGTGGCCAGGATCAAAGTCAGGGCCGCTGATCAGCTGTCCGAGGTCGATCTCTCACAGGAATTTGCACACACAAAGCAATGCGCGGCACTGCAGGCCGGTGAGACCGAGTTATCGCAGCCGGTGCTCGCCGTCAAGCGGCTGGCGCTGGCGCAAGTTGTCGAGACCGACACCGCTCAGGTGGTGATGCTTGCCTCGGGGGCGATGATGGAGCCGGTCGGTCAGGCCATCGAGGTCGACCTTGCAACCTTGCTGTGGCACCAGAAAGTTGTGATCGTTCAGCCCTCGAGCGAAGCCGACCTATGCCGGCCGATCATCGAGGCGGTCGCCGGGATGGTGTACGTCGATGTGACACAGGCCGAAGAGACGGATCTGGCAGGATCGATCTTCTATCCGAAGTGGATTGCGGTCAGCCAGGCCAGTGAGATCGAGACTGCCGGCATCATCAGACCGCTGATCGAGCGCGGCAACGAGAAGGGATTTGTTACGCCATGAATCTCCGAATCAACCAAGCCAAGTTGATCGTGTTCGTCATGGTGGACGATAGTGACGTGGAAGTCAGTGGCCTGGGGGATGCATTCGATGTTCTTATTTCCAAGAACGGCGCGGCCTTTGTTGCCGGCACCGGTGCGAAGGCTGAAATCGGAGACGGTTGGTACAGCTATAACTTGAATGCGGAAGAGATTGATACCGTCGGCCCGCTGGCAGTAGCGATCACGGCAGAGGGTGCGGCCCAGCAGAATCTTCTATACCAGGTTGTGGGAAGCGGCCCTCAAGAATACACGCCATCCACTCCTGGGGCCATGCTAGTTGCGGACCTGGTTGAAAAACTAACTGAAGATGTTCCCCCGAGAGGGGGTGTGCCGTCGGAGGGCCAATACGAGCGCATGGTGAAAGAGGCCGTGCGTGATTTCGGGCGCAGGGCTGGGAGAGTGAAGAGGGCGACGATCGCGGTCACGGCAGGAACGGCGACGTATGACCTGCCGGCAGATTTCTTGAAGATGATCACGCTGTTTGGGCTGGTCGCTAACGACGGGATCATCAACACGCCGGAGGGATTGATCCCGATCTCGGCGGGGTTCCGAGAGAAGTACACGATCGCGGCCCGGGAAATCACGTTCTATCCAACGCCGACCTACACGCTGACCCGATACATTTCCTACAAGGCCGGGTGGGTGATCAGCGGGGACGACGATTACACGGAGGCCTACGAGGAGATGACGGAGGAGGAGGCGGAGATCATCCTGTTGAAGGCGAAGAGCCTGGCACTGGAGCTGCAGGCGAACCTGACGGCCAGTGACGGGTGGCGATACCAGATCGGGGACGAGATGGTCGACAAGAGCGGGCAACAGACCGCGTACAAGGTGCGGATGGACGCGGCCGAGAGCGAGTACCTGAAGGCCGTGGAAACGTACAACGGCAATACCGGAATGGCAGGATAGATGCTGACGAGCGAGGACCGGGCCAGGATGCGGGCGGATCTGAAGGCGATCCGGGACGATCGGCCGGCGAGCGTGGTGATCCGGAGGGGGGAGACGACGCTGGCGGCGCAGACGGTGAGGATCGCCAGGGTCGGGCGGGGATATCGGTTCATCAGCGGCCAGGGCCGTGAGGATCGGGCGAACGTGCTGGCCATGGGAGACACGACCTTCGATGTGAAGGTCGACGATCGCTTCACGCACGAGGGAACGGTATACCAGGTCATCTTCGTGCGGCCGAACCGGGACGCGGCGATCACAGCCGAGGCCGTGGCGGTGCAATGAATGCCCCTGCACCTCGTGGTGCAGGGACTTGCGATGGCGGCTCGAAGCCGCCTCGCGGCGGAGCGCATCATAACGATGGCAACTGGAGGATTCACGTGGGTGGTGGCGCCAGAACAACAACTGATCCCGAACATCGAGGCGTACGGGAAGAAGGCGCTGGTGGCGGTGCAGGCGGTGGCCACATATTGGGGCCAGCAGGTCCAGGACGCGGCGCGACAGGGCGCACCCTGGGAGGACCGGACCGGGAATGCACGCAGCGGATTGTTCTTCGCGGTGGATGGCTTCGGCATGGCGCCCGTGACGGGGACCGTGACGCCGGATGTCGACGTGGACGCCGCAGTGGTCTACGGCGTGAACTACGTGAATCGCGGCAGGAAGGGCGACATTACGATCGAGGAGGGGGACGACGACACGCTGATCATCGTGCTGGCGCACAGTGTCTTTTATGGAAAGTTCCTGGAATTGTCGAACGCCGGCCGGTATGCGATCGTGATGAGCACGATCCTACGCAATTTGCCGGACCTGGAGCGGATGGTGAAAGAGATATTCGAATGATGCCCGTGCTGGCCGTTCAAATGCACAAAGGAGACAAAGTGAATGTACGCGCGAAATTCAAAGTTGTGTCGGTTACGCAGCATACAGATTATGTTGCGGCCAGGACCATCAAACTGGCACCCGTTTATGACGAGTCGATTCCCGAGGACAGGCGTTTTGCCCAGGCAACACCAAGTGGCGAGCTCACCATGTACGTGAATAATCCTGCCGCCATCGAGGCATTGCCGCTCGGCAAGTTCTTCTATCTTGACTTCACGCCGGTGGAGTAGCCTCACCCCCAACCCCTCTCCAAATGGACCTCCGCTTTGCTGCGGCAATTTGGAGAGGGGGGAAAGATAAAGCATGGCGCTGCGTGATGTGATCAATGCAATCTTCGGAAGGAACAGGCCCGCCGTGGTGACGACGGCCGAACCCGCTGCCGCGTCTGCAGCTCCACTCGGAGCCATGGCAGGAAGCGGTGGCGCGACGGCGATCTACGAGCGGATGAAGTCGGAGCAGGACCGGGTGGTGGTGGTCAAGCTGTGCCGCCAGATGTACAAGACGGATCCGCGGGTGAGCAAGGCGCTGAGGACGTATGCACGGGACCTGGTGCGCAGCGGGTTCTTCGTGAAGACCGACAATGCGAGGGCTTCGGAGACGGCGCTGGCGCTGCAGAGGCGGCTGAACCTGAACCAGAAGATGGAGGATGCGGTCCGCCTGTCAGGCAGAGACGGGGATTCGTTCTATGAGCTGGTGGTGAACGAGGCGATGGAGATCATCGAGCTTTCGCGCAAGCCGACGCTGAACATGCGCAGGAACAGCAACAGCTACGATCGGTTCAACGATGCGGCGCGGGCATTCTGGATGGCAAAGGATTATTTCTTCGGGCTGGAGCCGCCAGCGGATGCGATCTGGTTCGCGGACTGGCAGATGATCCATGCGCGCTGGGACCACGACGAGGAGAACCGTTACGGCATGCCGATGATGGCGCCGGCGACCGGGGCGTTCAAGCGGGTGACGGAGGGGGAGGTGGACATCGCGGTGCGGCGCAAGGTGCGGGCAGGGATGCGGCTGCTGCACGTGGTGGAGGGCAGCGCGGCGGACGTGGAGGCCTACAAGGAGAAGAACAAGATCGCCCTGGATAACCCGTTCGCGGCGCAGATCGATCTATTCTCGAACAAGCCGGGCAGCGTGACGAGCCTGCAGGGGGACGCCAAGCTGAATGAGATTGACGACATCATGCACCACATTGAGACGATGTTCACGGCGAGCGATGTGCCGATGCCGCTGATCGCCTACGGAGGCGAACTGAACCGGGACGTGCTGGGAGAGAAGCGGGCGGAGTACGAGGAGACGCTGAACCAGGGGCGGGAGTGGGCGACGGATCAGATCATCAAGCCGCTGCTGGAGCGGCAGTGGCTGATGAAGGGAATCCTGCCGGAGGGGCTGAAGTACGAGATCATCTGGCGGACGGCGAAGAGTCTGACGCCGACGGATATCCGGGACCTGGCGGATGCAGGGATGCGGCTGAAGCTGCTGGGCGTGAAGGACGAGGTAGTGCAGGCGATCATGGCGAAGTATCTGCCGGGCGTGGATATCGATATCCTGACGGGCCAGGGGATCGATACGCAAAGGTATGCGGACATGCTGAAAGGGTTGAGCATTTGATGGGCCAACTTAGAAAAGACATGAGCGAGCTGGACAGAGTCGGTCAAGCGGGGGACTGGTGCTTCGAGGGTGACGATCTGGGTATGTTTATCCGCTATGGGGCCAGCTTCGAGCAAACGGTGCATGTCTACATTCATCCAGAAATGGAGGGACACTGGCAGTGGGACGGCAACCGGGAAGCGCCAACACTGTCACCGTCTATCCGGGTGCATTACCAAGGCGAGGATGGCCAGGACGTCGAATTGTGGCACGGCTTTCTTAGAGCCGGAAGTCTGGAAACTGCGTGAAGACTGCCGAGTTGGTTCAGCAGTTGGAGAAGGTGCCGCTGGGGCGGATGTACCAGGCCTCGCAGAAGGCGATGGTCCGGCTACATCTGTATTTCACCGGGCAGACGCATGAGATGCTGCTGGACTTCGGCGAGAGGGCGCGGGGGATCATCCTGAAGCAGGGCGGGAGCGAGGGGAAACTGGACGGGATACGGGGCTACGCGGCGCAGCAGGAGCTGATGAGAGCCTGGGGCGACGTGGTGGATCGGTGGGCGAGATTGTTGACGACGGCGCGCAAGGAGGCGGGGGCGATCCCGTTCGGCGTGCTGGCGCTGATGCATGAGAGGCTGATCGCACCACTGGCCAGTGCGTCGGCGGGCTCCCTGCGACTCATGTCGCCCTCTACCGAGGGCCTACGGCAGGGACTTGCGGAGGCCGCTGGAAGCGGCCCCGCGGCGGTGTTCGAGCCGCAACTGAGGCGTCTGCTGGATGTGGCGGCCGAGTACCTGTACGGGGACGGGCTGAACCTGTCGATGCGGATCTGGAGCATGGACCGGGATACACGGGACGGGATCAACGCGGTGATCATGAACGGTGTGGCAAACGGGGCGAGCGCCTGGGACCTGGCGGAGCAGCTGGAGCAGTTCCTGGGTGCGGGCAGAGACTGCCCACGGTGGACGTCGACGCGGCTATACGGCCGGACGAAGAGCGAGATCGCGGCCGGGGACCTGGGGGGCCTGCTGAGCGGTGATGAATGCGATGGGAGCGGCGTGGCGTACAACGCACTGAGGCTGGCCAGGACGGAACTGCAGAAGATCCACGCGCTGGCGACGGACAGGGTGCTGGCCATGCAGCCGTGGGTGGAACTGGAGCAGTGCAACCTATCGCCGGCGCACCCGGAGCCGGACGAGTGTGACGACGTGGTCAACGGCGGGGAGAAGAACGACGGCCGCTATCCGGTGGGGACGATCGAGTATCCGCTGCATCCGAACTGCCTGTGCTACAAGACGGCGGTGCTGATGGACTCGAAGGCCTTCACGGCCAGGCTGAAGGCCTGGATGCGCGACGAGGAGGCGTGGGCGGAGATGGACGCGTATGCGGAGGGGCTGGGCGTGGGCCTGGGGACATCGATGCTGGAGCAGCCGGTGGTGCAGGCGCTGGCGGTGTGGCTGATGGGCGGGGCGCTGGAGACCTGGCTGAAATGACATTCATCGATGACGTGAAGGCGGTGCTGGCGACGGACGACGTGCTGATAACGCTGCTGACCGGGGGGTTCTACAGCGGGAGCGAAGTGCGCGAGATCAGCAGGCAGAACACGCCGGCGGCGTTCGACGAGAACCAGGAGATCATGCCGTGCCTGCTGGTGGTGGAGACCATAGAGTACCGATCGGGGCCCTATCGGCGGTCGATGCTGACGAACTTTGGCGTGTATGTCTATCAGCGGGCGGGGTACGACGTGATCAAGCAGGCGATGGACAGAACCTTCGACCTGCTGCACGAGGCGAAGATCGGCGAGGGGACGTGGCAGGTGCTGTTCGCGAACAGTGTGCTGAACCAGGACGATCCGGCGCTGGGCTGTTCGATGGAGACGATGTTCTTCACGGCGGCCAGGATGCGGCCGGTCATGGAGATCGAGGGATCGTGAGACGTGTGGTGTGACCCTTGCACCTCGTGGTGCAAGGACTCGTGCTGGGGGCTCGAAGCCCCCGCACTTCGGGGCTTGCGATGGCGGCATGACGCCGCCTCGTTACGGAAGGATAGGTGAGCATGAGGATCAGATACAAGGGCAAGGCGACGGTGAGGACGATCATGCAGTATCGCTGGGACAAGGCGAACGGGTACGTTTGTGATGTGCCCGATGAGCTGGCGGCGAACCTACTAACGTATCCGCGGCCGGACTTCGAACTGGCGGAGAGGAACCCGCGGGAAGCGAAGGCGAGGATAGAGAGGAGCTTATCGGACAAATCTCGAGTGCGCAGGGGGCCGGACGAGGGCAAGGGCTAATTGTCGATACCTGCCCCACGTGGGGCCCTGGAAAGGGCGCCAGGACAGGCAGGCATTTGTCCTTGGAAAAACGCCAAGGATCTAGGACGATGCGGGCTTGAGGCCCGCTCGCGACGGGAGATAACAGATGGCAGACAAGAGTTCGGCATACGGTGAGAAGAATTTCGGGCTGCACGGGGTGAAGTTCGTGAGCATCGACGGGCTGACGGTGGTCGATCTGCCTGCAGCGCAGACATTGGAGTTCAAGGAACGCGTGATCTCGGCCGAAATGGCCGGGGACGACGCGATCCAGGCGATCCAGACGGTCCCGATCGCCGTGGATTGGGGGATAGATCATGGCGGGATCCCGCTGGCGGCTTACGCGCTGATCACCGGGCGCACGCTGGCGGTGGACGGCGTCTCGCCGGCCGAGTCGGCGACGCTGCAGGGGACAGTCGGACCGTTTCCCTATTTCCAGATCTTCGGCAAGAGTCTGGACGATAGCCTGGGCGACCTGCATTGCAAAATCTTCAAGGCGAAGCTGACAGAGGCCCCCGAGGGCAAGTTCGAATATGGCAAGTTCTTAATACTGAGCATAAAGGGCACGGCGGTGGCCGGGCCGGACGGCTTCCCGTATGAGTTCGTGGCGCACGAGACGGCCGAGGCGCTGGAGCTGCCGGGCAGCGGATCGTAGGACCACGATTTCAGATTGCCTGTCCGGCAGCATAGGGCGCTGCCGGACAGGCAGATGGCCTGGATGCCCATGGCACCTCACGGTGCCAGGGCTTGCGATGGCCGCTCGAAGCGGCCTCGCGGCGGAGGACTGGAATGACCGGGAATAGCAAGAGAAGGATCCCTGCGACTCATGTCGCCCTCTATCGAGGGCCTTCGGCAGGGACTGGCGACGACGGCTCGAAGCCGCCTCGCGGCGGAACCCTGGCCGAGTGGCGGGCGAAGCAGCTGCGCGAGGTGACGCTGCCGAGCGGGCTGGTGGTGAGGCTGCGGAACGTGACAATGACGGACCTGATGCTGACCGGCAAGCTGCCGGAGCCGATCCTGGACATGGCGGAGGAGGCGAACCGCAACGGGCAGGAGGCGATGGACCTGAAGGCGGTGGCCAAGAACGCCGGGCAGTTCGCGGAAATGCTGGACCTGATCACGAAGCTGAGCCTGGTGGAGCCGCCGCTGGCCCTGGACGGCAAGCCGGATGAGGAACACCTGACGCTGGCGGAGATCTCCGGCGACGACAAGATGGCGATCTTCAATTTGATAAATGGAGGGACAGCCGAGCTGCGCCCCTTTCGTGAGGGAGAGGACGAACCTGTGGAGACTGCACGCGATGGGGGAGGCGTACGGGGTGCGGCCGAGCTCGATCATGGGGCTGCAGGATCCGAGGCTGGCGTTCCAGTTCGATGAGGCGTGCCTGATGGCGGGGCGGCAGCTCGAGAAGGAACTGATTGACGGCGGCCCTGCTACGGTGCCAGGAAAATACAGCGCGCCGGATCCGAACCGGATCGTGAAGAGGAAGATGGACGCGAGAGGTCTGTGGTAAATGGCGATCAATCTGGGCAGCGCGTACGGCAAGGTGACGATCGACGCCAGCGGGGTGAAGAGCGGCGTTTCCACAGCAACGGCCAGCCTGCAGGACCTGTCGAAGCTGGGGATGAGCATCGGGCGCGAGATGCAGAACATCGGGCGGGCCATGACCATCGGGATCTCACTGCCGTTGATCGGGATCGGAGCGGCTTCGATCAAGGCGGCGAGCGATCTGAACGACGCCAGGGGCAAGATGCGCCTGGTGTTCGGCGAGATGTCGGATGATGTGCTGGCGTGGTCGAAGACGTCGGCGGATGCGTTCGGGCAGAGCCAGCGCAAGGCGCTGGAGGGCGTGGCGGACTTCGGCCTGCTGTTCACGCAGATCGGTCTGACGACCGGCAAGGCGGCGCAAATGTCGCAGAGCATGGTGCAGCTGGCCTCAGACATCGCGGTCTTCAAGGGCATTGATCCGTCGGCCGTGTTTGAACTGCTGAAGTCGGGCTTGGTCGGCCGGGGCATGGAACTGAAGAAATTCGGCATCGCCCTCTCGGATGCGACCGTCAAAGCGAAAGCGATGGAGATGGGGCTGCAGGACGCGAACGGCGATTTGAGCGAGGGCGCGCTGGTGCAGGCCCGGTATGCGCTGATCATGGAAGGTACGACAAAGATGCAGGGCTTCTTCGCGAAGAGCCAGGGCGACGTAAGCGTGCAGACCACGATCATGAAGGCAAAGCTGGAGAATTCGGCGGCGATGCTGGGGGAGCGCCTGATACCGATCGTGCTGAGGGTGGTGGAAACGTTGAACCGACTGCTGGACCTGTTCCTGAAGCTGCCCACGTCCGTACAGGATGGGATCCTAGTCCTCGGCGGGCTGCTGATCCTGATGGGACCGGTGATCGGGTTCATCGGATCGATCGTGAGCCTCGTCTCGGCCGTGATTGGGGCGATCGGGCTGCTGGGCACGGCCGGGATCTCGCTGGCCACAATCGTCGGCGTTGTGGGATCGATCGCGGCGGTGCTGGCGACGGTGGTATTCCCGATCCTGCTGATCATCGGGACGCTGGGGCTGTTGTACCTGGCGTTTCGGAACAACTTCGGCGGGATCCGCACGACGGCCGAGCAACTGTGGACAATCCTGAAGTGGGGCTTCTCCACGATGTGGAGGAACCTGGTGACGTGGGCGCAAGAGGGGATGTTCAACATCGGGGAGGCCATGAGGAGCGGGGCGGAGCGCATCCGCATCGACCTTTCCGGCCTAACGAACTGGATGGAGACCGCCTGGCGGAACACGATGGACTGGATGGCACGGATGGCAGCTTGGGGAAGGAACGCGATCTTCACCGTCTTCCGGGTGGACTGGGCGGCGCTGGGGAGGTCGATCATTAACGGGATCGTCAGTGGATTCAACAGTGGGCTGAGCCTGCTGGTGGAGGCAGCGCGGAAGGCGGCGCAGGCGGTCCTAGACACGATTCAGAAGACTCTGAACGCGCATTCGCCCAGCATGGAGACGTTCAAGCTGGGCCTGATGGCCGGTGAGGGCTTCACCCTAGGCATGGCGCGGGGGATCGATCCGCGGGCGATCGCCAGGATGGTGGCGCGGCCGGTGCAGCAGATGAGCACGAGCCAGCAACAGCAGTTGACGGTGAACCTGGCGGGCGGGCTGAGCCTGCAGCAGGCGAGCGTGATGATCGCCGACAGTGAGGAGCAGATGCTGGAGAACATGCAGAAACTACTGGGCGGTGGCTGATGGAGCAATTCGAAATTGGGACGACGCTCCCCGTGGCGACTCATGTCGCCAGGGCTCGTCGTGGCGGCTGGAAGCCGCCCGACGTCGGAGGATAGATGTCGGACTTTGAGATAGGAACCACTCTGGAAGAGATGACGAACGTGGAGCAGCTGGCAGAGCCGCTGCCGGCGCCGCGGTCCACCTATCAGGATTATTCGGCGCTGGTGCAGCTGGGCTCCGGGGCATCGATCGGGCAGGGATTCCCGACTGCGACGTGGACCTTCGGGACGCTGACGACGGCGCAACGGGACCAGCTGAAGAGCTTCTGCACGGGCGCCTCGGCGACGGTGTACATCCAGACGAAACTGAGCAGCGAGGACGGGGGCGCTGACGAGTATGCAGTGTTTTCGGCGATCATGAGCTGGCCATTCCCTGAACCGGGGCGGGCCTATTCGATGCGCAACAACTACGTGATCGAGTTCACATTTTTGGAACTTCAGGAGGGATCGTAGTGGCCGATCCTTGCGACTCATGTCGCAAGGACTTGCGATGGCGGCTGGAAGCCGCCTCGCGGCGGGGCAGCCGATGCGGAAACAGGAATTATGGCTAGAGCACTGATAGATCCCGAGCCAGCGCTGCTGCGAGGGCCGCGGCAGAGGACGCGGCTCTTCGTGGATGCCGACTTGCCGCCGGTCGTTTTTGCATGCCGCGTGAACCAGAGTTTCACGAGCAAGGACATGGTGCTGGAGGTCATATATGACCTCGACGGAGTGACGATCGAGGGCGTTTACACGGATGTGCTGGCGGGGATGACCATATTGATCGGATCATCGCAGGGGGACGACGACCTGGGCAGCTGCCGTGCCCGGAAGTCGGAGGTCGTCGGGGCGGCGGCGGATGCCACACACTTGTACATCGGGCTGACCTCGGAGATCGTCTGGGCGGACAATATCTTCATGACGGTGATCGCGGATTGGTGCCTGTGGGCGAAGCCACTGGTGGTCAATGAGGGCGAGGCAGTGCTGGTGGACGGGGAGACCGCCTACAACGGCCAGAACGCGAACTTCGCGCCGGTGATCGTGGCGGGCCCGGCGCGGCGTGTGGCCAGGCTCGAGGGCGATTATGTCGACGTGGCGTTCGACCTGTCTGGTTCGTGGGTCCTGGGATCGAGCATCAGCTCCCGATCGGTGAGTGCGCCGGGGGGAACGGTGACGGGCGGGGGCACGGCGACGCCGGTCGTCCGATATGCCGCGACGGGGCGATACTGGATCGCGTTCACAGCGGGGGCGGTGAATGGGAAGAGCAGCACGGCCTATCGAACGGTGCGCATCTTCTCGGATGCCGATCCACTACTGACGGTGTTCGGGCCGCCGGAGGGATCGGGCGATTATGACGACGGCGGATGGCGGCTGGGACTGAATGTCTACTTGCCGCAGTCGACGCTGGAGGTGATCCGCAAGCATGCGATGATCACGCTCGTGGCGGAGGACTGGTACGACGACACGAAGATCAGCATCGGCCCGGTGGCTGGATCAGAGAATGTGGTGGCGATCGGCTGGCTGGCCACGGATGAGATCCGGGCGAATCCGAGAACGGGCGGGACGGCGAGGCTGGAGGTGCTGGGGCCACAGGCCTGGCTAGACCGGATCGGGACGTCGATGCTGGGACTGAACAATGCTACCGCGACACCGGGGGAATGGAATGAGGTGCAGCAGCTGACGGTGGACAAGGCGCTGCAGCACATCATCACCTGGCGGTCCACGATCGCCGCAGTGATGGACGTGTATCGAAGCGACGACGGCCGGATCGCGGATATATTCCCGAATTCGGAGACGACGCTGTGGGGGCAGCTGGCAGCGATCGGGGCGCGGATCCTGGCCAGGCCGCTGTGCGACCGCTATGGCAGGCTGTTCCTGCGGATCGATCCGCAGTTCGTGGCCGAGGACGACCGATCGGCATTTCCGACGGTGATGACGGTGGAGAAGGGGGATTGGCGGGACGAGCTGGTGATGCGGCAGAATATGGAGCAGGTGACGCAACTGCTGCAGGTGGCGAGTCTGGCCGGAGGCGGAGAGCAGCAGGCGATCTACAGCCTGGCAGCGGGGCACATCTTGAAGCACTTCGGATCGCAGGCGGTGAGCGCGGAGGCGGACCTGATCGTGGCGAGCCAGGAGCAGGCGAACGAGATCGCCGGGCTGCGGCTGGGACGGGCGAACCGGGAATTCGATTTCGAGATCCCGCTGGCACAGAACAATCGCATGGTGGACATCTGCCCGGAGCAGTATGTGGGACTGACACTCGAGGCAGGGGACACGCCGCGGGGGATCGAGTTCGACGGGCGCATCGTGGTGCGGCATATCGAGCTGAAGTACGAGATGAAATCGGGCTTCCTGTGGTTCGAGTGGAGCGGGGAGCAGGAGACCTTCGCAGAGAACACGGTGAACGGGGACATCCCCGTGGGCGATGAACTGCCGACGATGCCGGTGCTGCCGCCCCTGCCGCCCCTGCCGCCACTGCCGACAGATCCGGTCCTAGAGGAGTCGCCGGTCGGTGAGGACGGCCCGCCGAATGTGGTGCTGGCCATCCCGGGCAAAGGCATCTGGTACACCCAGGACTTCGACACGGAAAAGCCCCACTGGTACGGCTGGAGCTCGGGACTGGATACCGATGCGATCGACCACATCTGGGCCTTCGACATCTCGAAGACCTCGGGCCTGGCCATTCTGCACACACAGAAGTATGGGGGTGAGGGGCGATTATGGGTATCGCAGGGCCCGGGAGAGGAGTGGACCCTGCTGGCCGGTTCGACGACCAGCCCCGTGGTCATGGCGGCGGCACTCAATCGCGGTGTTGATGACGAGATCGCTGCGATCCTGCAGAGTGGATGGAACCAGCCGGGCAGATGGTACGTGGGCACGTCCGAGGGACTGACGGCCAAGGCTCTGACGGGCTTCAACGCGCACTGTGCCAGCCCCATGGTGTACGGGGCCGGAGTATGGACTGCCTGGAATTCGTGGATCCCAGTAGCTCTCTTGCAAGCCAATCGTGACGGTACATTCCTGCGGGCGACCAACTATGGGAACGGATCGGGTGCCGGCGGATATCTGTCGCGCGGGAATGTGAATGGGGCGACCTTCATCATGTGGAACCGCTCGCCGGGTTTTGCATGCACGCCGGATAACGGACTGAACTTCATAGAGATCAACACTAGTCCCCCGGCTCGCTGGGAGGGTGTGGGTGCGGATCCCCTGGGGCGCTACATCATGGTCTCACAAACATATATCACGGTGAAGTCATCCGACCACGGGGCAACCTTCGGGACCATCATCGGGGCATACGGCAACGGTGCGGTGTGGAACCTCGGGGACAGCCAGAACTGGCTCATTCAAACGGGCCTGACGGTGTACTTCTCGCATGACTTCGGGACCACGTGGGTCGATCGACGGGGCGATCTGCAGACGCAGCTCGGCATCGGGTGGCTTGCTGTGGCCGTGAGGAACTTCTAAGATGGCAAAGGTCGACAGGCTGCGCAAGTCGCTGCAAACTCGGCTGGATCCGTATCAGCTGAAGCCCCACCAGTGGGTGGGGGTGATCGGGAACGCGGCGGGGGAGGTGTATCCGGACAGCAGCGACCGGCGATTCATCTGGGTGCGGGATTTCGGCGGGGTGCCGCACACGGTATTCAACCAGCGCGTGCCGGCGATCGCCGGCTACCTGGTCAAGGTGGGGAGGAACCAGGACCGGCCGACGCTGGAGGAGGTGGTCGGCTGGATCCCGATGTGGGATGCGCCCTCGGTGCAGTCGTCCGTACCTATGCATGGGGAGATGCACGCATTCCCGAGCCATGACACCGTATGGGTGCACGGCGAGCAGTTCACGCCATGGATGGCGGTGCCGAGTGGGATGACGCTGACCATCTATCCGTCGGCCACGTCGACGCCGACGGGGTGGATGTGGGGGAGCCCGACGCCCATCGATCTCAGCAGCTATGTGCCGGATGAGGATGCGCTGCTGGTGCTGATCTCGGTGGACGAGAACGGGGAGTTCGTGGTGACGGTGGGCGAGACGCAGATCCTGGAGGGGATCTCGGTGGAGGACATCCCGGCCGTGCCAGCGGGCACGCAACCGTTGTGGGCGGTGAAGCTGGTCGCTGATATGACCACGATCGAGGGGATGGAGGGCGAGCGCTATAAGTACGTGATCGACCTGCGGTGGGGCCAGGGCGGTGGCGGAGATGTGATCAGTCCAGCTACCAATACCGATAGCAAGATCCCCCAATGGAACGGGGCGAATTCAAAAACACTGAAGGACGGCCTGACACTTGTCACCACTGTGGGCGATCCGGGGGCGGACACCGCAGTGGCGAGCGAGCAGGCGGTGAGGGAGGTCATCGACGTTCACGAGCACCTGACCTTTTCCCCGGATACTAACGAGATTTACCGTAACAATTCCTGCAACGCCAGCAACTTTGCCGGCACCATAGCCACCCTTCCCGGTGGCGCCGCCATCACTTATACCCTCGTTACCGGCAATGATGATGCAATGGTCTGCGCATCGACTACCAACAACGCCAAGATGCGCCTCCATAACACCACCCGCGGCAATTATGCCCGCATCATTTCCTGCGTCGTTGCAACCACCACCATTACCTTCGATGCCAATGTTCCCGCCAACTGGCAGATAGGTGATGTGATCACCATACTCAGCCCCACTCTTGGCTTCTCGGCCGTCTCGTGGGTGGAACTCGAGATCACCACAGGTGCTCTCCTAAATAAGAATAATTGCATCCTTACTCTTTTGTTCAAGGATACAGGTACTGCGCCCATCCAATTCCGGTCTCAACCATACGAGGGGGCAACACCTACCAAGATGCACTCTTGGTGGACCCAGGTAGCTAATCAATACATCGGTTCCGAGTTCCATTTGAAAATAACGTCCAACGTTATCTGCATAGGATGGGCAGCAACAGGCGCAGGCACAGCCACCGTCATACTCAAACAGATCGGCTATTACTTACCGTGAGGGCGTTCGATGGTGAAGGGCTGCGCAAATGTTTGTCTATAGCGATGTGCCCCCATGGAGATTCGAACTCCAGTTTTGACCTTGAAAGGGTCGCGTCCTAGGCCTCTAGACGATGGGGGCGCTCGCCTCCCGATCTCGATGCGACA